GGCGAAGCTGCAAGACTGGATTGACAGATATTTTGGCGGCTGACAAGGAGGTGATACAGGTGCTTGAGCTTGAACAGGAGATAGCAAGCATTATGAAATATGTGATTGACCGGGCAGGAAAGCCGGCCCCGTACTATTGGGAAGTCCCGGCGCATTTCGCTGTCCCGTCGGCTTACTTCCCTATGCCGGAGATCGACACAGGGGGAGAAACATTTCTCACTTACTACATGGACTATGCTTGGTATATCAAGATTTTCCACAGGACAAAAGAGGGAGCTTACGCCCTCGGCCTTGCCGTTGTTACGGCAATACGGGCAGCAAGGAACCTCGTGCCGCTTATTGCAGAGGACGGCAGCGAGGTAGAGGAGAGCTGGGTACGTCTGAATGATCCAAAGCTGAAAATACTGGACGACGGGGCGGCGCAGCTTACTATCACTTGGCGCAGCCGGAGGCCATACAACGACACAGCAGCCGGGGCGCAGCGTTCGCAATCGTTCTATGTGGACGTGTTTATGAAGTCCGGGAAAGAGATTTCGGACGCATACGCCGAGGCATTGGAACGGTATGCTATCCCATTAAATTCAAACGGCGCAAAGCCGGAATGACAGGAGGTAAACTATGGCAACTACAAGTAAAAAGACTGTGGAGGCGGCCCCGGCGCAGGGCAAAGCCGTAAAGAAATACACAGTCGAGAAATTACAGGCGAATTGCCGCCAGCTTTTCGGAGTTTCGACAAGTACATTCGCCGGAGCTACCTATGGAATGACGGGTACTTACACCGTCGAGGAAATGAAAGCCCACATTGAGGCGTGGGGCAAGAAAGGGGTGAAATAACACATGGCCGGAGGACGATTTGACAGGCTCATTGGCAAGGAGAGGCCGGGTACTTATATCAATTTCGAGAGCGGACGGGACACCAACACTATCAATACGGGTACGAGGGGGACTGTGATTATACCGCTTCCCAAAGCAGCATACGGCCCGGCTAAGAAGTTTATCAAGCTGACGACCGACAGCCCGGACGCAGAGGCGGCTACGTTTGGTTACAGCATTTATGACAACGATCCTAACCGTCAGATGTTGCTTATCCGGGAGGCATTCAAGCGGGCGACCACCGTATATGTCTACATTTTGACGGAGGGGAAAAAGGCGCAGGCAGAGATCACCATGACAACGCAGGCGGCAGACGAGGAGACGGCCACGGACGCAGTTACCAATACCTTGACGGCTATGGCAAGGTACGGAGGCAGCCGGGGGAACGCATTTACCGTCACCGTGGACGCTAACCCTCTCGGAGGGTACGACGTGATTATCCACCTTGACGGCAGCAAGGTCACGCAGTATGAGGGACTGAATACCGTTGAGGAGCTGATTGCATTGGATAATCCGTATATCACCTTTACGGGCAAGGGCAGCCTCGGAGAAACCGCAGGCCAGAACCTCGCAGGAGGTAGTGACGAGGAGGCGGCCAATATTGATATTACGGACTTTATCGACGCATGGGAGAACGTGAAGTTCAATACAGTTGCTTTCCCGTTCGACGGGGAGGAGGCAGCAAACGTCAAGCAGGCAGCCCTTACGAAAGTACGGTATATGCGTGACGGCATGGGCCGGGGCGTACAGGTGGTTATTCCGAACGCCGGGAACATGGACTACGAGGGAGTTATCAATGTGACGAACAGCGTGGCTCTCAACGGGGACGTGTTGAGCATGGCGGAGGTTTGCGCATGGGTAGCCGGGGCGACAGCAGGAGCGACCAATAAGCAGAGCCTTACCTACAACCAGTACGCCGGGGCGACGGAGGTGGTCGGCCTCAAGAGCAACGAGGAGGCAATCGCAGCGATCAAGGCCGGGGAGTTTTTCTTCTCCGTCAATGACGACAAAGAGATCGTGGTGGAGTACGACATCAACAGCCTTATTTCCTTTAAGGACAAAAAGGACAAGAGCTACCGTAAGAACCGCATTATCCGTGTTTTCGACACATTCCAGGAGGCGGTGCAGCTCAATTTTCCGCCCAACAAGTTCGACAACAGCTCCGACGGCTGGGAGATCATGGAGGGGATTGGAAAGACCATTTTGCGGCAGTTCGAGGACACGGGAGCAATCACCAATGTTTCCTACGACGAGGATTTCCTTGTTGACCGGGAGGCCAGTGTGGACGACGAAACGTATTTCAATATCGGTCTGCAGGCGGTAGACAGCGCAGAAAAGCTCTACTTCACGATCACCACGAGATAAGAGAGGAGGAATATAACATATGGAGTACAATCATGCACCCATTTCCCTGCGAGAGGGACACGTCTTTTTGGACGGCGTAGAGATTGCGGACAGTATCAAGTGCGAGATCAAATTTACGCCGGACGTTTGGACGGGCAGACAGCTTGGAGAACTGACACCGAGCAGCCGTTGGCTGGGATATGCAATTACTGGCACGATCACACGCCGCCGCTCCTCGAAGTGGCTTGAGGAGAAGATTGCATACTACAAGAACAGCCACGAAACCCCGGAAATGACGATACAGGGCATTATGGAGGACAAGAACAGCGACTACTACAAGACATACGGCACGAACACCGTAACCTGTGTGGGCTGCGTCCTCACCGGGGACTTGCCGCTCACCATGTTGGACAGCGGAGGCCAGGTCGTTGAAGATAGCATTTCATTCAATGCAAAGGACATTTTATAAGACCACGGACAGCCCCTCGGCGGAGGGGCTGCTACTTTTCATGTAAAGGAGAATACAGCTATGGCAAAGAAAGATTTGAAATATTTTATGCGCAGCACAGAGGCAGAAATTGTTACGGCCCCCGGCCCGAAGAACTTCAAGGACGAGGAGGGGAATGTAATTCAGTTTGAGATCAAGAAACTTACGCAGGAGGAGATCACTCGCATAAACGAAGCGTACCGCAGACGCAGCATGGCGACTGACAAGAAAGGGAATCCGCTTGTTGCAAATGGCGAGGTCATTTGGAAAACGGAGAAAGACGGAGCGAGAGCGTCCAGGCACATGATTGTTGAGGCGTTACAGTACCCGAACCTCAAGGACAAGGAACTCATGGAGTATTACAAGTGCGTTGATATTACCGATATGCCGCTCAAGGTGTTCCCGAATGCAGACGAGTATCAGCACGTTACCCGGATTGTCATGCAGGCATTGGGGCTGGCAGAAACAATCAGTGACGAGGAGGACTTGGCTGACGCAAAAAACTCGTAAGCACTCCCGGCAGCGACGGCTATTGGGCGAGTGTGCTGTGGCAGCGGCATAATCTCCGAATGGAGGATTTTTACAATATGCCACGGAGATTGCAGCTACTCTACATAGCGTCGGAGCTTGAGGAGGATAGGAACCCTGTTAGACACGACACCATTAAAGGAGGTGGTATTTAGTGGCCGATTTACTGGCGAGGTTTAAACTTGTTGATGAAATGTCAGACAGGCTTGGCAACATTGCAGACCGGGGACAGGGAATGTTGGAGCAATGGGAGCGGGCCGGTGAAGCAGCTAACGCAGCCTTTGGTGGAATGTCGGGAGCGGTCACGTCAGTTACCGCTTCGGCTGATGGTGTTGCTTCGAGTATAGACAGCATACAGGCAGCGGCAAACAACGCTTCTGCCTCTGCTGATACTCTCTCTGACAGTTTGGGCGAATATGAAAATGCAGTAAACAGCGCAGCAGAGCAGACGAACCGCTGGACGGATGCGGTTGGAAATTACGATCAGAGCGCACTCGAAGCTATTTATACCATTGAGGAGCTTGTGGAAATGGGGCTGATGTCGGCGGACGCATTGGAGGAGCAGGGGCGAATGCTCGAATTATGCGAACAATCGGCAAACAGTTTAAGCACGGCTATGAACGCTACCGCTGACATTCAAAATGACCTTACGACTGCTATTGAAAAGGCGGACACGGCCATATCGGAATTGGCGGACAATGAAAATGTTTCCGCAGAAACGAAAGCAGAGTTGGCGAACGCAGCGGAACGGGCGCAGGAGGCCATGAGAGAACTTTCGAGGGCGCAGGAAGAAGCCGACGCAGCTATGGAGGCTTACAATCAGACTATGGCCTCCGGCACTACTGATTTGTCGCAGCTTGAGGCGGCAGCAGAACGGGCAGCCCACGCAGCGGAAGAACTGGCAGAAGCAAACGGAGCGGCGAGCGAGGCCACAGAGGAATTATCCAGAGCCACGGAGGAGGCTACAGAGGAGGCGGAGAACAGCGAACAAAGCGGCGTAGGAGCGATTGAGGGCATTGCAGGAGCTTTGGCCGCCGCTGGTATTACTGCAAAGGTTTATGAGATTGCCGAGGCGGTTTACGAGCTTGCAGAGAGCTTCACAGAGGCAGAGAAGATCATCATTGCCACAACGGGAGCGACGGGCCGGGAGCTTGATATGTTTATGGAAAGCGCAACGAGGGTATTTTCTTCCTCTCATGCAGACAATTTAACCGACGTTGCGGCCGGAATGTCAGAAGT